GTCCGTGAGAACAAGGTCGAGAAGTACCTCGACAAAAAGATAACTGAGCTGGGTGGCATCACCCGCAAGTGGACCAGTCCTGGACGTGACGGTGTGCCTGATCGCATTGTCATCATCCGCGGTCACATCTGGTTCGTCGAGGTTAAGACCACCGACGGCAAGCTGTCCACTGCACAGGCACGAGAGCACGAGCGACTGGCCAAAGCCGGTGCCCAGGTTCGATGTGTCTGGGGTGAGCGAGACGTGGACCAGTTCGCATGGGAAGTTGAGCAAACCGCAAAGAATTTTAAATGATGAGGTAAGACCGATGAAATTTATAGGAATGAGTGATTTTTGTAAAAGGGCTGGGATGGCAACCGGTAAAACAGAAGAGACTGTTGAGCGACTCAGCTCTCTGGGTGTGCAACCTCTCGCCTATGTCGTGGGCGAGCGCGAGGGTAAGCCGTTCGACCGTCCTTTATATGTGGAAGAACAGCTGGCAATCGTCGAAGCAACACGCGCCCATCGACGGTCGGGGCAGCACGCACCTGATGACCGGCTGACGGTGATGGAGAAGCAGCTCAACAAGCTGATGGCTGCGCTCGGTGAAAACGATGGAACATAGAATAACCCGAGAAGGTGATGAGTACACCTGCACCTGCGGCCTGCGATGGGGCGTCGGTGAGGATGACCCGCACCCTGAAGAAGTTAGAGGTCACTGATGCTGCACCCGCAACAGCTCCATGGTTACCAGCGAGAGTGCATCACCCACCAGCTGCAGCACCCTGATTCAATGCTGTGGTTGGGCATGGGTCTTGGCAAGACTGCCATCACCCTGACCACCATGGTTGATAGGATGCGTGCTGGCCTGGTGCAGAAGACGCTCATCTTTGGACCGCTCCGAGTGATCCAATCTGTCTGGGCACGTGAGGCTCGCAAGTGGAGTCACACCGAGCACCTGCGTTTCAGTGTCGTGCATGGTACCAAGGACCGCAGATCACGAGCACTGTTCTCTGATGCTGACGTGTACCTGATCAACTATGAAGCGATGACCTGGTTGTCAGAACAGCTGGATCATTACTACATCAGTCAGGGTAAGCCGCTACCATTCCAGATGGTGGTCTATGACGAAGTGTCGAAGCTGAAGAACAGCACCTCGCTGCGCATGGCCGGTGGCAACCGTGATCGTAAGGACCGGTTCGCCAAGGTCCACAAGGTCAAGATCACAGGCTGGCGCAAGATCATCCCACACTTCAACTACCGCACCGGGCTGACCGGTACACCGGCATCGAACGGATACCTGGACCTGCACGGTCAGTACCTGGCTGTCGACAATGGTGAGCGACTCGGTGCCTATGTCACCCACTACAAAGACAGCTACTTTATGAGTGACTACAGTGGCTGGGGTTTCACACCCACCACCCTGGGCAAGCAGTGGATCGAGCACAAGATCTCTGACATCACCATGAAGATGGATGCAAAAGATTATCTGGATCTGCCAGAAAGCATCATCACCAACCTGATGGTGGACCTGCCTGAAAAAGTACGGACCGCCTACGAGGAAGTCGAGAAAGAGATGTTCACTCAGCTCGACAACGGCACCGAGATCGAGGTGTTCAGTCGCAGCAGTGTGTCAAACAAGTGTCTGCAGTTCTGTAATGGCGCACCTTACCTGGTTGCCGGGTCGACCGAGTACGAGTCCGTCCATGATGCCAAGCTCGATGCACTCGACGACGTGTTAGAAGAAGCCGCCGGGTCACCTGTGCTGTGCAGCTACACGTACAAGTCAGACGCCGAGCGCATCATGAAGAAGTTCAAGAAGTACAAGCCGGTGAACCTGACAGCGACACCATCGAACCAGACCGAGGCTGTGATTGCCAAGTGGAACCGCGGCGAGATCAAGTTGTTGATCGGCCACCCTGCTTCAATGGGGCATGGTGTTGATGGGCTGCAGGACACCGGGCACATCCTTGTGTGGTTCGGGCTGACTTGGTCCCTCGAGCTGTACCTGCAGATGATCGCCAGGTTAGACCGACAGGGTCAGCTTTGCCCGGTTCAGGTCATCCGTATTTTGTGTAATGATAGTGTTGACCTGGCGGTTGCTGACGCACTCGACAGGAAGGAAGACGACGAGGAAGGCCTGAAGAATGCGATCCAACGGTACCGCGATGGCATCACAACAAATGATTTGGAAGTGAACTTCTTTTAGTGTTGCACAGTGTTACACAATCAGTTAAGGTAGTTGAAATCAAACGAGAGACGCAGACATGAAAGACCTAGTTGAATACATCTATAACGAAGCCCCCGCTGAGTGGGATGGCGAGTTCATGGCACTGGACGACGACATCAAAGACGCGGCTGTGCTGCGCTACCTAACCACCAACGGCAACCGTCATCTTGAAGATATTTTCCCGGTGTGCATCGACGGGGCGTATGACCGCATGATCAAAGAGTTGTACACCAGCCCCAAGACTTTCCAGCTTATCTATATCGCTTTATGCAAAGGCCACACTGTAGCCGAATGCTTTGAGTCTGAGGCGTGTTGGGCTGGTGACGCGACTACCGCGCAGGATTTGCTAGATTCACCCTGTACCGCGTTTGCTGACTACTGGAAGCACATGGTTTATCGCTACGTTGAGGATAATATCCGTCAAGGTTGCATTGACAACTTCGACACTGTTGCCGGGGAGTACCAGTCATGAAATATGCAAAGTCTTACCGCCAATTAAACATGATCGAAAAACAACCACAGCCAGAGTCAGGCTTCGGTGCTGCCATTGTCGGCATCACCTTCGGGATGATCGGCTACCTGATGTGGTTGGGATGGTGTAATTAAATTCCCACGCGTGGGCGCTCGCGATGCGTTGCTGTTAGCCTGTCGCTCTCTCTGCGACAGTAAGGCGCAGCACCGTGAATAAACGTCAAGCCAGGGTTGAAATGCCTTTAAGCTGGTAGCCCCGCCGGTGGCGAAAGAGGGGCATTACTTTAACAACAGGAGAGGTGAGGTATGAGGCCATCGGAAATCAAACGTATTGAAGCTGATAATCTGAGAAGTATGACCGACGAGTATCTAGCAAGTGGTGCAACTATAACGATTGTGCCGACGGGAGTTGGTGTGGGAAGGCCAATTCAAACAACATCACAGAAACACGCTCAAACAAAGAAGAAAGGGCGTGGGGTTGGGATAACTATTAACCCGAGGGGTGAGAGATGACAACACAGGCAACGTATTTGAAATACACAGGTGATCATTTCCCGGACCTGACCGACACGCTTGTAACGGCGTCAGTCTTTGCAGCCAGGTTGGACAAGTCTGCTCGAGTGGTCAGTGCTGAACTGCACCGTGCTGGGTCCTTCAAACGTGGTGAGGTGGATGATGTTGATCTATTGCTGCGACCTGCACCAAAGGTAATCGATTCGCACGCGATGGCAATGAAGCTGACTACAATGAAGTGGGGTTGATGTGTTTATTCCTGAGCATCACTTCGTAGTGAATGTGGTTGTTCATCAAGTGCTCATCGTACCTGGCGGCAATATGCTGTGCTAGACCGAGAGGCTGACCCACGGCAATCTTGTCACCCACCTTCACCATAGGATCAACATAGAATAGCCGGTGCTTGAGGCCGCTCCTCGTTGTCACCTCAACGTACCGGTAACTGAAGTCATCAGAGTATGGGTATCCCAACTTAGACACCTCACCAGACACCGGTGACAGGATGGCTGCACCTGCGGGAGCTTTGAAGTCTATCCCTCTGTGAGTTCGATCACCGCGTGGTGCTCCGTAGGCACCTGATCCGTAGCCATCACGACCACGAAGCTCAAGGACAACAGCCTCGCCTTCTTCATCATCGGCACGGCGGGATGGGAAGATCGCCTCAATCATTTGGTTTTTCTAGCGATGAAGTTCATGGCGATACTGCGTATTTTGAAGGTTCCCAAGAACCCGGTAACACCACCAATGAACACTGCCCATTCAGGGCCAAAGCCCAAAGCGATAATACCGCTATTGATTGTCAGTGTGAGCGCACCACACAAGATTGACTCAAGCAGAATGCGACAGGGGCTCGTTTCACCCTTGTCATAGACTACCCTCAGTGCTGAAACAAGAACAGCCATGATGACACCTCCTGCGGCCGGATGTATGCTATGAAGAAACTCTACAATTCGTTCTGGCATGACCTCATTCCTTAGTATAGTTGTTTTCATGGAGCTGTTTTTATTTTCCTAACACTACGTCGTGAGGTTGAACTCCACCCGCCGCGCTTCACACCTTTGTAAACCCACCACGCTCGGGCTTTGAACATGCCGTCTTCTCTACAGATAGATTGTAACAGTCTATCAATAGGGTCTTTAAATTCAACAGGGTCTAAGTGACCTTCTCGGCACAGTTGATACAGTGCGTCGTGTACCAGTGAGCCTCGCATAAAGCTGTTGGTATCGATCGCCCAGCTTGCACCGTCCCACGCGTAGCCACTCTTGATAGTCATGCCACCGTCTGCGAACAGCCAGATGTACTTGGTGTCGATCGTCACTGGCGGTTTGATGGAGGTAACTACAGAATAGTTCCGGTGCAGCTGGTACTTGTACCCCGACCGGTACTGCATTTAGAACTGCCTGTTAGAAGACAACCACACAATCTTAGCCAGCTTCTTCAGTATTTCATTAGCGTTCGCTAGGTTCGTTGAGTTCACATCAATGTAGTTCTCAATACCCGCTGGGCCTAAAGCCATGAAGTTCTTGAGTAGGTTGTCTGCACGAACACCATCTTCAAGAGCCTGTGCTGCTAGTGCATCTAGCTCTGCTTGTGTCAGCGGTACAGTGATCCATTGCTGCGTCCAAGTCCCAGCGTTGTTTAGAATCAAGCCTTCTTCAATGCGTTCAATAGCTGCATCGAACACAGGGGAGGTTGGGATGATGTAGGGGTATATGCCGTACTCAGCTGCCCTTTCATTCAGGGTAGCTTCATCCAAAGAACCATCAAGGATTCTCTTCGGAAAGGACACATCAGGAAAGTCAGCCTTCAACTGACGAAGGTTGTACTTCTCTGCTGTGTTTGCATCTATTGGTTTACAGTAATTCATTGTTTATTCCTATATTCCGTCAAAACTGACAACAGCGGCAGTCTCCATGTTAGTAA